TATTAAACTCGTCGCCATCCGAAGCACCACCACCACGACTCGATCCGAGTCCATTGTGATTGTGATTGTGATTATGATTATCATTATGATTTAGATTATCATTATGATTTAGATTATCATTATCATTATCATTATCATTGTTATTAGGTTTCGCTTTGGTTTTAGTTAGGTTTTGTTTAGGTTTCGTTTCGGTTTTCTTTGGACGACCACCCTTGCAGCCGTTTTCGTATCTGCGAATGTTTGCGTCTAGTTGTGGTTTCAACAGTTTGAAAATCGCGAGTGATATTCCGTTCAGCTCCGGCTCGATGTCATTTAGAGCATAATTGCAAACGGCCTCGAAAAGAATCAGTCTGTCTTTTTTCGATAAACCTTCAAAACTTTCAAAAAAACTTCGGTAAAATATGAAACTATCTCGCATTTTTTTCTCCAATTCCGTATAAAATCTCTAAAATCTTTCGCCCCGTGACACGCTTATCACAGAAGCGGACTTCGATGTTATATTTTGCTTCCCAAGCTGACAGCACCCGGAACACCTTCTCACCACGGATAGTCGTGTGCGGGCTCGACCAGAGCATCAGATCCGCGATGTTCTCGACGCGTTTCCACTCGTCCCTGTCTTTGTATCTGTTCTGCTCAACAAGTATCACAAGCCGAGAATTTGCCCTCTGAGCGCGTTCCAATTCCCTCTTGAACCGTTCTGCCTCCACGGTGCAATTCTTCGCTAATTCGGCGATATTTTGCTTCCTGTCGATGACGAGGTGAGGACGGTTATAGTCCATGTAGTCCCCGAACAGGAGCTTCGTGGACTCATGTGTGATCCCCGCCTCGTCAAACGTTTTCAGTATGCTCTGAATTGCTTTCGGTTTTTCTCTGGTGTCTACGAGCAACAGTTTACTCATTGGCTAATTTCTCCATATACTCATCGAGTCTGTATTGTCTGCCTTCCTGACGCCACTCGACTCCGATGTAATCGAGGACGAGCCCCCAGCCGTACTTGTTGCCGTTTTCGTCGGTGCAGACATTATTCATCCAGTAATCCCACGCTTTTGGATTGCGATCATACAGTTTGTCGAATCTATGAGGACGCTTCTCCATGTGTATTCCGAAGCCACACATTTCACAGCCTGTCCTCTGGGCTCCCGTTGTATATAGGTCTCCGTTCGGGCCCAGCTCAATGCGTCCATATATTTCGGGAATCGGAACATTGAGATCGAGAGCTAGCTGAAGAAGGTCTTGCCTCAGGAATGGAGCAAACGGAGCCGAGCGAATTGTCGTCTTACCGAAATAATTACATCCGTGTTCCTCGAGAGCGTCTTGTCTGCGTCCGCCTTCCGAGGCCATAAGACCGAGGAACGGCTTCGAGTTGTGTTCTTTCGCCCATAGATCACACGGCTTCTCTTTCATGATCTCGCAGCACCGGGAGGAAACTCTGAACGGAGGCTTCTTATAATTGACGCCCTCGTTCTCATTCTCGTATCCGCCGAATAGTTCGAGCCACTTCTGCGGGAGCTGCATCCGGCTATTCGTGGCGAAATGCCCCTTCTCTCCGCACTCACCTGTGATGATTGCGTGCCTGATTGTAGCGTTCGCCTCCGTCGGGTCCTGAAGAGCCATGATTTTCGTCGCTATCTTTTTAGAGATAACCGGGAACCCTTCTTCTTGCAGAATCTCATGCTTATTCTTCAGAGGCTTGAGCATGATCACGCCGAGGTCCTTGTGGACTCTTACGATGCTTTTGTCCTCCAGTACGCTCACAGATACCGCCGGGATGTCGATGTTCATACTTCTTATAAGGCAAAGAAGCGTTATCGAATCAAGTCCTCCGACGGAAACGTGTGTGTCATACCCGAGGTCGTCGCACCCTTGTATAAACTCACGGATACGCTGTTTAGCTTTGCCGACTTTGACCTCATACGGTAACGACTGAAGAGCGAGCATCTTCTGGTGTTGTTCCCGCTTATGCTGCTTAAACTCTTCAAGAGATCTGTCATATTCTGCCCGCTCTGCGTCGGTTAATTGTCTATCTTGATCCTTAGCCATCAGAACGGATTATCCTCATCGAATTGCTCGAACGAATCAGGGAGATCCTCTTCCTTCAAAGCCGGATTGTTGCTTCCTCTCGCTGAGTCTCGGCTATCACAGAAGTCGAAGCCGTTCCCGATCAGCTTCCAGAACTTCCTCCTCTGTCCGTCCTTCTCTACCGTGTCGCTCTGCATACGGCCCCAGACGATTATCTGCGAGCCCTTGCCGAAGAACTTGTCGATTACCTCGGCACGTCTCCCGAAGAACGTCACATCGAACCAGTCTGTCTCCTCGCCCATGTCACGCGAGACACCGACCGAGAAGTTCACAAGATGCCCGGTCTCGCCTTTGGCGTTTCTGTATTCCTTCAGCTCAGGATCACGCCCGAGATAGCCGTGGATTTTTATATCATTGAGCATTTATACCTCCTCCGGCTCGAACACACTCGGAGCCGTTAATCTTTTAGTCTGTTTGCAATACTCACATTTTCCGCAGCGTTCCGGCTCGATCTCGCCCATCTTGACAAGGTCGAACTTGTCAATCTTTGCCTCGACCACTTTGAGAGCCGTGTCGAGAACGTACTGCGGGATCTCGATGACAGCCACGTCAGGAACCTTCTCCTTTGTGACTGCTACGATATAGAACGGTAGCTTCTTGCCGGTGTTCAGTTCGACGACCTTCTGATAGATCGCGCCCTGAATGTCATAGCCCCAGAACGAGATCCAGTCCATTCGCCCGAAGCCCTCTTTATATATCGGTTCAAAGTCCTTCACACATTTAAGGTCGACGATTCGCTCGCCGTTGTACACGTCCATTTTGATTTTCCACGGCACCCCGAAGAGATCCGCTGTCATGATTGTCTGTTTATCGCCCTTCAGGAACTCCATCATTAAAGGCTGAGCCTCAACTGTGTCGATGATGTTGTTCGCGTGTTCAAACTTCGCATAAAGTTCGCCGTTCCTTTTGAACATCTTGTCTCCGTGTATCTTGATGAATTCGTCGAGCTCCCTGGAGAAGTACGCGTCGACATAAGACCCGATCAGAAGCGAATCGGTCTCCTCTCTTTCGTACTGGCCTTCGACTTGTGCGAGACCCGAAGCCTCGCACTTGTCAAAAGCCTTGAATAAGGAGACACTCCAGAAAGCCTTATTTGCCTCTGTGCCGTGATAATTAGAATTCGTCAGGGAAATCATCCTCGAACACCTCCTCGTCATCAAACGTGTCCCACCACGGCCTGTCCTCGGCCTCTTCTCTTCTGCATATAGTGTTGTATTCTGCGTCGGTTATGAGTCCCGCTTTCCATTCAGAATATGCGCTCATTCTTTGCCCTCCTCGTTCAGTTTGTCCGCGAGTGCCCGGGCCTCGGCTTCGGTCGCCCAATAGCCTCCGAAAGTCTCCTCGCGGTTCTTCTTTGAGGCTGCATCTGTTGAGCGATAGACCTCGAAGAACGTATTTCCGGCTACCTCGACCGTGTGAACTTTCCACTTGCTAAGCATCCGGGCTCTCCTTCCTCGCCTGAGCGCACTCCCAACAGAGAGCCTTGCCGTATTTCGTTTTGGAGAGCGTCACGATCTTATTGACCGAGTACGAGCCGTGAGCAGTTATCTCGGAACCGCAGTCCTCACAGAACGCTCTCGTCTCTTTCGGCGGATACGTTCTGATCCTGAGCGCGTCGGTCGTGCCTCCGAACGCAGTCACCTTCGTTGTATAGATGCCGATTCTCTTGCCGGCCCAGTCCTCGACCTTGCTCGAACCGTATGCCTCCGAGATTGCCTTCGAGTTGGTAGCGTTCAGAATCATCGGCTTGTAGTCCTCTACGAAGTGAATCGTCAGCTTGCGTTCTGATCCTCGCTCGTTCTTTACATCATCGCGAGCCGCAAAGTCGATAGTCAGAACAAGATCCTCGCCGTCTGGGACATCCCACGAACCGAGATAGTTCTTGTCCATAAACTTGCGATAGTCGCCTGTCAGTCTTTCAGCCATTAGTCAGCCACCTCCTCCTTCTTGACCTCGAACTTTATGCTATCCCCTCCGAAGTCGATAAGAGTAAGGAGCAGAGTCTGAAGATCGTCGTAATTGCTGACCTCGTATTTACTCTCAGCTTCGACGTGTCTGTATTCGTCCCCGACTTTGACATAGTCCTTGACGAACTGTATGACTTTAAACTTGATTCCCATTATCTCGCTCCTCCTCTCTGTGCCTTTATAGTCGCATCGATAAAGGCCGTTCTCAGCTCCTCGATATATGCGTCCTTCTCTGCGATGATTATGTCTTTGCGCTCGAGCAGCATCATCGCGTCCTTGAGTTTGTTCGTTGATGTCTCCAGCTGCTTCTCGAGAGTTGTGATTCTGTCCTTATAATGAACTTCCAATGCTCTCGGCATTGTCTCCGGCGTTTTCATGTCGTGCTTACCCATTAGTTACCTCCTCAAGTCTGTAAACTCCGTATCTGCTCCCGGACGCAGTCTGCACCCAGTCGAGCGGAATAATATAACCCATTTTGCGAAGCTCTTCGATGCGCTTCGGTGCTGACATAATATCGAGTTCTGTGATTGCCTCCCGGACTGTCAGCGTTCCGTGCTGTCTCAGATAGGACAGGATTCTATCTCTCTGGGTTCTCTTCTCGACCATTTGCCGGCCTCCTTCCGAATATCATCATTGTGATGCCGACTGTCGCAATCACCATAGGAACCGCAGCCGAACCGCCTACAAATGCCCCCGACAGAAGGAGCAGTATCATACCTAATCCATAAAGCATAGTTTCACGTCTCCTTCCTTGATCAGCTGATAGAGTTTGTCGCAAGCCGGTGACGCTTTGAGCGTTCTTCCGAGTTCTGTGTGTTCACAGTCTCCAAACTTGCAACGCCTGTCAGGTGTTCCGTCATCCTTCGTCGGTGCCTTGAAGTAAGGACATTGAGCGCACACAAAGCGAACACCCTCCACAGCGGACGCTTCCGCTACGGTTTCAGGTGCTGCTTCATCGACTATGTATTTAATCTGCGCGTAAAATGGGATTGACTCGGAGAAATGAACAACAGGACTGTTGTCTTTGAGTCTGCGAATCTCTTCGTTCAGCTGCTGATTGAATAACGAGGCCGAGTCTGCGTGGACGATGGCGAATTGTTCATAGCATGAACGTTTCATTAAAAAAGTCACCTCCTACTGTACCCTGAGGTGACTGTATCATTTTAGATGGTACTTAATTTGGACTGTAATTCGGTTAATTATAACTAATTCCGACAAAAACGTTGAAAAATGCACGTTTTAGGATAAAATCCTTTTCATTATGATTTTAGGAATAGTTGTGTTGATTTTTAGAAGGGCTTGTCTGCCCTTAGTCACCTCGTCATCATATTACACTACCCCGTCGAGGCTGTCAATTTGTTTCCTGAAACTTAATGATTGTTATATAATGATTACGGAGGTGACTATTATGAAATGCGAAAGATGTGGTAAAGGAATCGGCGTGACAAGACGTGGTCAGGCTATAGCCGACGGATATATTTGTTATAAATGTCTCGACGAACTCGGCTTCAGCAAAAAAGATCGTGGTCCTAGACGATGGACTCTCTCCTACTGGGAAATAAAAGACGGACCGGATCGCATCAATTATAATCGCGCAGCTCGTAAAGGAAAACACAAGGACTGGTTGAGAGACCATCCTGAGTTTGTCGATGCACTTGCCGTATTAGACGAGGCCGATGAAGAGACCGAAATTGACGAGGATACAGACATCGACAAGGACGAATAAAATCGCTTAAATCGAAAATAAACGCGTCAAAAACGCAAAAGAACCGGGACCCGTCCGTCCCGGTTTTCTCTTGCGTGATATTGTAGAAAGGAGGTGAAAGTATCTGTCGCCTTCCCAGAGCGACCTATTCCCAGATGCCGGCAAGGATTTCGTAGTTGCCTGCCTTTAATGGATACGTTGCGTTGTTCATCAGAATCAGCGCACCGTTCGCATTGATGTTTATATGTCCGTTGTAGTTGTCGCCCACGAGTCCGTGCGTATTGTAGTTTGCATTGATAGCTGATGCTGTTGCCCTCAAGACCAAACTGTTATATGCTGTTGAACCGCTATAGCCTATCGTGAAGTTTGCCGTGAACCAAAACATCAACTCTGCTGTCGATGCACCTACTCCGAGGTATCGCATAAGTACGAAGCCGTTGGATGCGTTCCTTGCCTTCTTCAGTTGTGGGTCTGTCAGAAGCGTAATCGTTCCCGTGGTGTCTGCGCTCACAGTTGCCGTCAGTTTCTTTATATCAAGACCCGTGCTGATTGCCGATATAGCTCCCGCCATCTGCGATGGAGTATATGTGTTCTGTGTTCCGTTCTTGCCTCTGATAGCGTCTGCTATGTTCTGAAGATTACTCTCGTTTATAAGTACCCTTGCCATCAGTACGCCACCCCCTCTGCGTCACTTGCGAGCGGAGTTACTGTCCACGAACTATCCACGCCCATAATGCCCGTGGCGATGGACGTTCTGCCACGCAGATAGAGCGTGATAGCGGAATTGCTCGTGTTCACGCTCACAGACATCCTTGCGAACTCCATCTCCGCTCCATTCATCCAAGCGAACCAAGTACGTGGTTCTAACTTATAAAGTAATGCCGTTGTTGATATAAGATTTGACGGAACAACTATTTCTGCCGCGACTCCGAATGCCTGCTGTAAAACCGCTTGGCTTGTTGCATCAGTAGCGCAGAATGTCGGATTAGCGAGGGTCATAGCCGTTACATAGTCATGGTCGTCAAGATACTCATAAGTAGCAAACGGACTCGCCCCATCTTCACCGTCGTTCGTTAGCTGACTCGTTGCAGTCGGCACGGATATAATCACCGCTCCTGTCTGATGATTCACTGATGTTACGGGAGCGTGGTACTCCACTGCTTGCTTCAGCCTTTGTGCCGTTATAAGCCTTGCCGTTGTAGCCGTACCCGTGTGCATATCTGCTTCGGACAAAGCCGAATATGTGGTGTTGACATTGAACCAACAAACCCAATTCGCACCATCGTAGTAGAATGGGTACTCCGTATTCGCCTTGAGATACCCTGCCGA